TCCGTCAGGAGCAGTGCAAAAAGTGTTGGAAGCAATCATGAGAATCAATACCATAGTAGGATACTCTGCTCTTAGAGCAGATGGTGGTGGTAATGCTGGCCAAGTATTTGACGTGTACTTGGAAGGCAAGTTCGACACCGACAAGTACGATGGTACTAACTCAGAAACATTAGCACAACACATCGAAGACGAAATCCAAGCATTCACATCAGTTGGTGCGGGATCAGTCAACTTGTCATCTGCTACTGTGACACTGATCACTGGTTTCCCATTAGTGGCATAATCTAGCTCACTAGAGGAAACACAATCAAGGGCGTTCAGGAAACTGGACGCCCTTTTTTAATGGCTGTTAAATACCCGCTGTAACATGTACCAAGTTTATTCGCTCATAGACATCACCAAAACTGATCAGCATCGCCACAGGAGTCAGGATCGCCAGGCCGTGGATCAACAATCCAACTACAGTGTGTTTGAACAGTGCCTCATGCTGAGGAGCAACGTGATACTGCACAGTCGGCCCATGGTCATGCTCAAGGATGTGAAGGAATTTGGTTTCGGCAGCAGATATCAGGGCCAGCATCAGATCTGGTTCTTGGAATTTGACACAGAGCAGTCAGACTATGTCACCGTGGCACAACTGCAGGAGGATTTCAACATGGTGCCCATGATATCCAATCTCAAAGAAAGCATCAACATCAACAATAATATTTTCATCACCAAGGATCCGCAGAACACTAACATAGTGTTTTATAAAAACAGCACACTTTAAAAAATATTGCAGAAGATAAATATTTGCATGAGCGAATTAGAGAGAGAAAATTTAGAAGCACACGTGGATCTCTGTGCCGAGCGCTACAAGGCCTTGGAGGCACGCCTCACAGCCATCGAAGAAAAAGTGGCCGTGTTGCATGAGGAAATTCTCAAGGGCAATTCAGGCATGACCAAGACCATCGTAGTGGCCACAGGCGCCATAGTCACAGGCTTGCTCAGCACCATAGTAACGCTGCTGATGAAATTCCCTAGTTAAACCCACAACACCACTAAATACAGCACAACAACGTTGGTTAAGTATGAAGATAGCTGAAATCATCACAGAAGCAGTCACGCCCATCTGGGGTCGCAAAGGAGGCCGCGTGGCCAGACGCTATCGCTGCACAGCAGGCATTCGCAAAGGCAGGATAGTGGGCAATCCGGCCACCTGCACCAAACCCAAAAATATTCAAAAATCATTGAGTTTCAGAAGAACGTTGACCAAGAGAGGATCTCAAATTGCCATCAAGGCAGCTAAAGTCAAAAGAACGACTATCAGTAAGAAAATAAAAAAACTCAATATAAAACCTAGCAAAACTAAATCAACCAAGCGAAAGCCCATAAGAAAATGAAGATCCGAGAAATAGCACCTGACAGCTATCTAGATAAAATCAGCAAAAAATTGGGTGTGACCATGAGAACCGGGGCTCCCTTGCCACCAAATGTGTTGCCCAAGGGTCCCATCAAAAGCAAGGCCACGGTAAAAAACACAGTGGGCAAAGTCAACACCACAGTGGACAAAAATTTATTGAAACCTGGTGGCAGTCTACCCATACCCATCAAGCCTGGCAAAGAACAGGACATGGAAATCGTGTCAGTGGGAGCCAAAGATGTTAAAATGAAAAGCAAGGATCCCAAAGCACCTGGCGAATTCACAGTGACCAAGAAAGAGTTGGACCCTGTGATCAGCAATGTGCTGCAGAGATCCAGAGGAACAAAAAATGAAAATTAACGAATTGATATCAGATTTTGAAATATACGTCAGCAACGAAGAGTCTGCACTGCTGCGCCGCATGCAGAATATTCAACCCATGGAGAGCTTCACGGAGCGAGAACAGTTCATCATAGAGAACATGATCCGCAAGAGCGTCGTGACCAAGATAGTCAAAAATAATCAAATCCTGGTGGTGAGCAATGAAAGACCGCAAGACAGTCGCTAAAGAAATACTCAAACTCATAGACAAAGAAACAGACAAGCTGTGTGTGCCCATACAGCAGGGCAACAGTGTCAGCATCAAACACATGGTAGTGCGTGAAAGCGATCATGGGTTCTCGGTGACCAATGCAGTAACCAATGAAAAGGTGGCCCACACGTTCAGCAAAACTGCCGCAGTGGCCATTGCCAAAAACCATGCCAGGGACATGGTGGATCAGACCACACAGATACTGAGAATTGACGATCAGATACAGCAGAAATACAATGACTGTGTGCATTTCAAACACACCATGTATTTGAGCGAGGATGAAGATCGCAAATACGCAGCAGAAATACGCTATGAAGTGGCTTGGGATGATGTGATCACGCTGAGAAGTGAACTGGATCATTATATATTTGACTAAATAAATTCATATAGGAAAGTTTAATGAAATTTACACAGCTGAAAAGCACTCCCACAGCAGAAAATCTCAATGATAGAGTGGCCAAGATGTTTGGGTCCAAAATCAAACTGGATGCATTCACCCCTGAACAGTTGACTGCGGCCCGTGACAAATTGGCCAATCAATTGCAAGTGATTGAAAATCAAGCCAACTTTGATGCCATACATTCGAGCGAATCCTATCAAAAAAATAGATTGTTCCTGAAAGTGATCGAACAAAGGATCGCGGAATTATCACAAACAGATGAGAAGGCAAAAAGTCCCTATGCGATCGGCATGGCACAGGCCATGAAAAGCACAGGAGACACTCCACCACTTAAAAAATCCACCATCAAGAAAGCACACGACATTGCCAAAAGTATCGAAAAGAACGAGGGCGAGCTGGATGAGGTTACAATGACACGTCAACATTTTGAATTGTTCGCTGACGTAATAAAGCAGATCGAAGATCCCGCCAAGAGACGGGATACTGCCAAAATGGTGGCGGGGGTATTGTCTCAGAGCAACCCAAGATTCGACCATGCAAGATTCATGGTGGCGTCCGGCGCACATCAAGAAAAGACAGATGATCACATGGACACAGCATTGAGCTCAACCAAGGCACCAGCGGAAGCGGTGGCGCAAGCCAAACCAGATTTTTTAGACATGGACAAAGACGGTGACAAGAAAGAACCCATGAAGAAAGCCATTCAAGACAAAGAAAAAGACAAGAAGCAAAAAGACATCAAAGAAGGCGCAGAAGACACTGCCAAGATAGTGATGGCCGCCAACAGTATGGTGGACAAGATCACTGGTTGGTTGGAAGACACAGCAAAAATGCAGACTGAGGTCAATCTTGATCTAGGCGATGAGATCAGAAACGAAATGGGTTCCGAAAAAGCAGAAGAATTCATTGCGGCCATGAAACCAGCAATAGAACAATTATACAGCCAATTAGAAAATATAAGAAAAACATTCACAGGAGGCGTAGCCGTCCTGACAGGCGAAGAAGCGCCGGCAACCTTGGGCGCGGATGCTCCAACAAATGACATCGAAGATCTTGAAACAGAAGTAGAACCAGAAGTTACGCCAGACACAGCAGATGACTTCGCTGCCAGCGAACCAGCCACAGGCGGTGAAGAACCTGCAGACAGGAAGAAAAGAGAATCCATCATAAGAAACAGTCCAAAACTGGCAGAGATGCTATCTAGGCCTTGGTTCATTGGAAAAAAAAAGAGTTAGTCGTCGAGGCTGATCACAGTCGCATCACACAGGTACTAAGAAATTTAATTGCCACTGCCAACAGTCAGCAGCAACCTGCTTACATCAATTACGTGGCATTGAATCGAATCATGCAGAACGTGCAGGGTGATCAATACAGTTTTGATGCTGTGAAGCAGGCCTACGACACAGATGCAGAATTCAAAAGCCTTATCAAAAACTTTGACCGCGAAGGCATCACACTCAAAACAGATGTCACCAAACCAGGCACCATGCCTCAGGCACCAAAAAAGAATGCAGTGGATCGATTGGCACAGCAGGCACTAAAAAAACGGTCCAAATAAAAAGATTGACAATTCACCGCACAAATAATATACTTACGCAATGAGCCAAAGGACCAAACTGGACATCATGTCCGACATTCACACAGTGATAGAGAAGTATGTGCTGCCGGGAGTGGGCAGTCACGGTGGAGCTGTGAGGGTGATGGATTTCGATGAATCCACGGGCACGCTCACACTGCAGATGGGCGGAGCATGTTCGGGCTGTGCCGGCAGCAAGATGACCCTGCAGCACGGAGTGGAAAAAATTTTGTTTCATTATGTGCCTGAGGTAAAAAAAATTCAAGCAGAGGATGATCAACACAGCACAGTGGATCCTTACTTCAGACATCCCATAAATTATCCCAGTGCCAACGAGATGCTGGACGAACTCAACCATCTCAGTAAATTTGTGGGCACAGAGCAGGACAAAAAAGAATAAAATTTATGATGGCACTGCTGAAACCACGATATCAATACGAGAATTTAAAGAGAGTGTTGATTGACGGCAAAAGATTATACAGTTGTCCCAATGGCGAATCCCTGCCATCAGTCACCACCATACTGGACAGCACCAAGGACAAATCACATCTGATGGAGTGGCGCCGCAAGGTTGGCGAAGAACAGGCCAACATCATCACCCGTGAAGCCAGCGGCATTGGCACTCGCATGCACAAATATTTGGAAGAATACATTGAACATGGCAGCTGGGGCACACCCGGTTCAAATCCATTTTCACAACAAGCACACGAGATGGCCCAGATCGTGGGCAGGAACGCCTTGATCCATGTGGACGAAATATGGGGTTCGGAAGTCAGTCTATACTATCCTCAGGTCTATGCGGGCACCACTGATTGTGTGGGCATATATAAGGGTGCGCCCTGCATCATAGATTTCAAGCAGAGCAACAAACCCAAGAAAAAAGAATGGATCAATGATTACTTTCTGCAGCTGGCTGCCTACGCCGAGGCACACAACAAGGTCTATGGCACTCACATCAAGGAAGGCCATGTGTTCATGTGCAGCCGCGACATGACATACCAGCAATTTGACATCACCGCTGCGGAATATTCCAAATATGCAGATCAGTGGTGGGATCGTGTGGAACAATACTTCAAGAAACAGGCTAACCACACCGCATAATACACTTCTCAGTCGATAAATACACTTGCAACAATCAGGAAATTTAAGGGGACGCACGTGGCAATTGTATCAATCAGTAGAATCCAAGTACGCAGGGGGCAAGCCGGCGCGGGCTCGGGCATACCTCAATTGGCTGGTGGAGAGTTTGGTTGGGCAGTGGACACCCAGGCGCTGTACATCGGCAATGGTTCTGTGTCCGAAGGTGCTCCAGCGGTTGGCAACACAAAAATTCTAACAGAACACGACAATCTATTCGAGCTCAGCAGCACCTACATCTACGGCGACGAGAACTTGGTGCAAACGGGAGCCACACCAGGTGCGCCAGTGCAAAGAACACTCAAAGAGAGATTGGACGACGCGGTCAGCGTCAGAGCGTTTGGTGTAATTGGTGATGGACTGGCTGATGAAACTGTGAAGCTGCAGAGAGCCATAGACCAATTATTTGTGAATCCGGCCACAGTGGGCAGTGTCAGCAGCAGAAGACAATTACACTTGCCAGCAGGCGCGTATGTAATCAGCAACAGTTTAAAACTGCCACCATTCACCACACTGATCGGAGCAGGCAGCGACAAGACAGTGATCACCCAGACAGGCAATTTTCCTGTGTTCGAGACAGTGAACGGATTGAGAACCCCGGGCGTGGCCGGCAATAGAGCAGCCACAACCACATTGAATCAGGCACGCCACATAGCAGTCAATGGCATGACATTGAACATCACAGGCAACAACACAGCCATATTGGTGGACAACTGTGTGAACAGCGATTTCGAAGATATCAAGATCGTGGGGGATTGGGACAACAGCGCAGGCTACACAGACAATTATGCCATCAGCTTACTGTCCCTCAGCACCGCCGTCGCGTCAACCAACAATAATTTTAGAAGCATCAAGATCAACCAATTCCAACAAGCGGTGCATTCAGACTATGACGTGTCAGAGAATCATCTGGAGAATTGCGTGTTTCAAAATTGTGAATATGGTGTGGTGTTCGGTGAGAACACAACGCTGGGTTCACCAGGACAAAACACAGCGCCCATCAACAACACGATCAGCAAATGCCAGTTCCTAGACATCAATCGTCAGGGCATCTGGATCAGAGTTGGTCGAGGTAACAAGAGCATCAGCAACTCATTCTACAGCGTGGGCAATAATGGAGGCACGGAATCAAATGCTGTTTTCAGCGTGATCAAATTCGAGTCAATGGAGAATGCCTCACACAATGATTATTTTGACAGAACTAAAAAATTATCCACTGAGTCTGCTTTTCTATTGACAGCTGCCTACGCTCCAGAAATAGAAGGATTCGTGGACAACACCAACACATATTCGCTGCTGGTCAATGTGAGCTACACAGCGTCATTCACTAATTCTTTCAGACTGCCCGCTGACGCCACCAAGAGCTACATTGTGTATTACATTTACAAGAGCACCTACGTAAATGCTGTGAGACATGGACAGTTGGAAATCACAGTGAACAGGAACAACGACACCACCAGTTTGACAGACACTTATGATTATGTGGGTGATCCTTCATACACCACATCATTGGATTTCAAAGTGATATTATCGGACATTGATGCCGACACCAATGTGGACACAGTGTTGGTTCAAACCAGGGATAGCATACTGAATGATCAAGCCACCATACTATTCCAGATCAAGACTCAATCATAGGCCCGAAATTTTCTTTGGTAATTACACTGAGCGTTTGATTTTTTGGAGACAGTTCAGAGATCGTTTGGAAAATTCCAACACGCCTCTGATGGACATCACCCAACTGTACAAACTTTGTCCACTCACCCACACCAAAACAAATTTTTTTGATAAATCCACTTGGCCCCAGGCTTGGAATCTCATAGAGAAAAATGATTACAACAGTGTGGATAGACTGCTGGGCATGTGGTACACTCTGAGATTGACCGATAGATTTGCACGTAGCAACATTGATTTATTACACTGCGTGGAAAAAAATTCAAATCACACAAACAAAAAACAATTCAGCGTTGCATTGGCTGTGGATCACCAGTTTTGCGATTTGGAAAATTTTACCATTTTATCTCAGAAAGAGTTTGACAATCAATACATTTCGCAATATACTTACTTTAATTTGTAAAATTGATAAATATATATTTAAACACAATTAATTATTCGAACACGCTCGCATGAATTCATCCAACATAAAGGTAAGGAAGCGCACAGGAGGATTGGAACCTCTGGATATCAACAAGATGCACTTCGTGGTCGAGGAGGCCTGCGAAGGTCTATCTGGTGTGTCGGCGTCACAGATAGAAATGAAAGCCAACATACAGTTCTATGACGGCATCAGCAGCAGAGACATACAGAATGTCTTGATAAAATCTGCCAACGACCTGATCACATTGGAAAATCCCAACTACCAATACGCGGCGGCGAGATTGCTGCTATATGATCTGCGCAAACAGGCCCACGGCGATTATGAATATCTGCATCTGCAAAAACTGATCGTAAGGAACGTGCGTCTGGGAGTGTATGACAAGACCATATTGAACAAATACAACAAGACAGAAATCAAGAAACTCAATACCTGGATACGCCGTGACAGGGATCTGGAATTCACCTATGCGGGACTGAGACAGATCGTGGACAAATATCTGGTGCAGGATCGATCATCTGGCACACTGTACGAGACTCCGCAGGACATGTACATGATGATAGCGGCCACGCTGTTCATGAATTATCCCGAAAAGAAAAGGATGGGCTATGTGAAAAGATATTACGACGCTATCTCCACACACAAGATCAATATCCCCACTCCGGTGATGGCTGGTGTGCGAACTCCCATACGTCAGTTTGCCAGCTGTGTGCTGGTGGATTCCGACGATACGCTTACTTCCATATTCAGCAGCGACATGGCCATCGGCTACTATGTGGCTAGGCGCGCGGGCATTGGCATCAACGCTGGTCGCATTAGGGGCATCAATTCAAAGATTAGAGGAGGTGAGGTACAACACACCGGAGTGATTCCATTCCTCAAGAAGTTCGAGAGCACAGTGAGATGCTGCACGCAGAATGGTGTTAGAGGCGGCAATGCCACCGTGCATTTCCCCGTATGGCATTCCGAGATCGAAGACATTTTGGTTCTAAAAAATAACAAGGGCACCGAAGACAATCGAGTGAGGAGGATGGATTACTCCATACAGATATCCAAACTGTTCTATGAGAGATTCATCAACGACGAACACATCACCCTGTTTTCTCCGCATGAAGTACCTGGACTGTATAATGCATTTGGCACGGACGCATTTGATGATCTCTATCTTAAATATGAAGCAGACAAGAAGATTCCTAAAAAAACTGTTGGTGCTCAAGAATTATTTTTTGATCTATTGAAAGAACGAGCCGAGACCGGCAGGATCTACATAATGAACATAGATCACGTGAACAGTCATTCATCGTTCAAAGACAAGGTCTCCATGAGCAATCTGTGTCAAGAGATCACACTGCCCACCACTCCCATACAACACATCGATGATGACAAGGGCGAAATAGCCTTGTGCATATTAAGTGCCATCAACGTGGGCATAATCAATGATTTGGATGAATTGGAACCACTGTGTGATCTAGCAGTGAGAGCATTGGAAGAAATCATAGACTATCAACAGTATCCTGTGAAGGCCGCAGAGTTATCCACCAAGGGTAGACGCTCATTGGGCATAGGCTATATTGGACTGGCACACTATCTCGCACGCATGGATGTCAAATATCATCACAAAGCAGCCTGGGAAATGGTGGACAAGCTCACCGAAGCATTTCAATTCTATCTATTGAAAGCCAGCTGTCAATTGGCTCAGGAACGAGGTGCCTGTGCAGCATTCAATCGGACCAAATACGCAGATGGACTGTTGCCCATAGACACCTACAAGAAAGAAGTGGATGAGATCGTGCCGCACAAAGCCAGAATGGCCTGGGAAACTTTGAGGAAGGACATCAAACAGCATGGATTGCGACACAGCACACTGTCAGCACAGATGCCAAGCGAAAGTTCTTCAGTGGTTTCTAATGCTACCAACGGCATAGAGCCACCCCGAGCACTGCTCAGCATAAAGAAAAGCAAAAAGGGTCCACTCAAACAGGTGATACCAGGATTTCCAAAATTAAAAAATGCATACACATTGCTTTGGGACATGCCCAACAATGATGGATACATCAAGATCGTGGCCGTGATGCAGAAATATTTTGATCAGGCCATATCAGGCAACTGGAGTTACAATCCATTGAATTATGACAACAATGAAGTGCCGCTGAGTGTGATGGCGGGCGACATGTTGAATGCCTACAAATATGGTTGGAAGACCTCATACTATCAGAACACCTACGACTTCAAGGGAGATGAGGAAGATCTACAGCCCTCCGGCATATATCCCATTGATAACAAAGATGGATCGGAGGACTTGACATTGTCCGACACAGATGCTAAAATAAGGATCGTATCCAACGATACTATCGACTGTGATGCCTGTGCAATCTGAAACTAAATAAAGCCAATGAGCAAAACGATATTTAATAGGAATGAAGTGGACTGGAGCAAGGAACCCATGTTCTTCGGAGAAGATCTATCTGTGCAGAGATACGATGTATTCAAATATGCACAGTTCGACAAGCTGAACCAGACCATGCTAGGTTATTTCTGGAGGCCCGAGGAAGTGAGCCTGCAGAAGGATCGCTCGGACTATGCCAACTTCCGCCCTGAACAGAAACACATATTCACCTCTAATTTAAAATATCAGACACTGCTGGATTCGGTGCAGGGCCGAGGACCCAGTTTGAATTTCTTGCCCTACTGCAGCAATCCAGAGTTGGAAGGTTGCATCGTGACCTGGGATTTCTTCGAGACCATACACTCCAGGGCCTACACGCATATCATGAAGAATGTTTATTCAGATCCATCCGAGGTGTTCGACACCATATTGAACGACAAGGAGATCACCAGGAGGGCGGTGAGCGTCACTGAGAACTATGACAAGTTTGGTGATCTGGCACTGCAATTCACAGTGAACCGCAAGGGTACAGTGGAAGAATTGAAAAGACAATTGTATCTGGCCATGGTGAATGTGAATCTGTTGGAAGGCCTGAGATTCTATGTATCGTTCGCCTGCACTTTCGCATTTGGAGAATTGAAACTGATGGAAGGTTCCGCCAAGATACTTTCATTGATCGCCCGTGACGAGGCCACACATTTGAACCTGACCACTCATGTGATCAAGGCCTGGCAGAAGGGCGACGACAAGGATATTCTAAAAATAATCAAACAGGAGGACAAGACTGTGATAGAGATGTTCAAAAAGTGCGTGGAAGAAGAGAAGGCATGGGCAAGACACTTGTTCCGAGATGGCAGCATCATTGGTTTGAATGAGAGATTGCTGGGACAATATGTGGAACACATTGCCAACAAGAGATTGAAGGCCTTGGGATATGATGCTGAATTTGACACTCCGGCCAATCAAAATCCTCTGCCCTGGACGTCACATTGGTTGAGCTCCAAAGGTGAACAAATTGCTCCCCAGCAGACGCAAATAACAAGCTATATAGTGGGTGGTATTAAACAAGATATCAAAAAAGAGACGTTTTCTAAGTTTAAATTATAAGATAGTACACGAGTTAAGAGGTAAATGTGTAGAACTTGGTATAAGTTTTGCTACAATATATGCAAGCCATATGTATAATAGACCAATGAGATCAGGATGGAAAATATCACAAAAATAACAGATGCTTGTCTTCCAGATATTAATAATTTGGAATTTAAAAATATTCAATCAATATTAGGTTGTTTAAATGCTGTATCATTAGACATCACTCCCAAACCTCATGCTAAACCAAACAAGTGTCATGCCAATGTTGAAAGACAAGTGCAATGGTATGGAGGTGAAAAGATTCAAGGCTACTACATAGCAGTGAGTGAATCATCAAACAAATGGACAGCTATCAAACATAGTGTATGGAAGAAAGATAATGAGTTAATTGACGTGACTCCTATCTATGATGAAAGAACCAAAAATGTTTTTATATGGGGTACTGATCAATTACATACCTCTGTTTATTTTGATGGTATTACTTTACACAAAGATGATACCTTGATTTTAGAACAAGTATCTATCTAATTTTGAAAGTCATTGACATCACACCATAAATAGTGCATAATACAAACATATCAATGCAATCAAACAAAACCATAGTGTGGAGCAAGATTCAATGTCCTAATTGTGACATGGCCAAATCTTTGCTCAAATCCAAAGAAATTGTGTTTGAAGAAAGAATCATAGGTGTGAATTGGTCCAGAGAACAACTTTTGGAAGAGATACCACAGGCGAGGACGATGCCACAAATCATATTGAATGGCAAGTACATTGGCGGACATGATCAACTCAAGGCACATTTCAACAAAGGCAAAAATGAATAGTTTCATGAAAGATCTGAACACCACTGATGTGTTCACTATAAAATTGATCAGCAATGAAGAACTCATCGCTAGGATCATAGAGTTCAACGACACAGAAATTTGCGTGCGGAAACCCATGTGCATGATACAGACGCAGAGCGGAGTGGGCATGATGCCCTGGGCAATCACGGCAGCCCTGCACGAGCATTGGATAGGCACCCAACACATATTGACCATATCGCCCACCAGCAGGGAAGTGGGCAGCAGTTATATCCAGAGCATCACCGGACTGAAGATATGAACAAGAAATTGATACTGTGTGATGTGGATGGAGTGCTGTTGCATTGGGAGCAGGGCTTTGATGAATGGATGAAACGTCAGGGTTATCAGAAAAGCGCGGAAAACAAATACGATGTGGGCGAACACTATGGTCTGGACAAAGATGTCTGTGCCCTGCTGATACAGATTTTCAATGAGAGCGCTGCCATGCGATATCTGCACCCCATTGATGGAGCCAGTCATTACTGCAAAATGCTTATTGAGTCTGGTCACAAGATCATACTGATCACCAGCCAGACCCTAGACACCACGGCCAACAGGGCAAGACAAGACAATCTAGAGGAGAGGTTCGGAAAGATATTTGAAAATATAATATTCCTTGACACAGGCAAACCCAAGGACCAGGCACTTGCACAACAACCCGCTGGCAGTTTCTGGATAGAGGACAAGCCAGTGAATGCACTGGCAGGCTGGGAGGCCGGCATGATACCCATTCTGTACACCCAACCACACAACAAAGATTTCAAACACAAGGATGTTGCCAGATGTGACACGTGGAAAGACATATACCAATTTATTTCCACTTACCAAAACTAATATTTGGCAAACCATCTAATTGATTTGAATCAAATGAACCGATATACTAATGGGGAGTTCAACGAACTCATTATGATATCATAACAAAAAGGAGAAACGTAATGCCTACACACGATGAAATAGTACAAGCATTTGAATCGTACAAAGTAGAGTCTGAAGCTTTTGAAACCAAGGGCATCAAGGCTGCGGCTGCAAGAGCTAGAAAAGCTCTAGGGATTCTTTCCAAAGCTTCTAAATTGAGAAGAAAAGAAATCCAAGAAAAAAAGAACGCGATGTAATTCCAAAGGATAGGGCTCCCAAAAAGAGCCCTATCACGCAGTTTCCACCCAGTTATATAGAATTTTACATAAATAAGCACATAACAACAATAGAACAAACGTAAGAATGAATCAAGGTAAAGTTAAGTGGTACAACGCCGCTAAAGGTTACGGTTTTATTACTCCAGACGATGGCAACAAGGATGTGTTCGTACACGCATCTGCTCTAAGAAGTGCCCAGTTGGAGACCATCACGGAAGGTCAAGCAATCAGCTATGAATTGATTGAATCTCGTGGTAGAACCGCAGCTGGCAATCTCAGACTGATATAATCCCGACATAGATCCAAAATCCATCTGTGGCACAATTTAATCATCTGTTGACAATCACCACAGAATGTGTTTAAATACTGATGTAGGCGATGATACGTTTGAAATAAACAATGCGGACCAGGGGGCGGTACCCTGCCACTCCACCATTCTTATTCTATCTAATCAATAAAATATGAGGGGTGGAAATAGAATCGACGATTGCGTAAAGAAACGTGGAGTTTACCAGTGAGGGCTCTGTAAAGGCTCAACAATACAAATGCTAACAAGCGTTTCGTATCAGAAGTGACAATTCCTGCTAACTTTTTAGTTGGCTCGGAATTGGTGGCAGCCTAAAAACCTGCTACTTCGGAGAGTGATCACACTTGGCAACAGAACGTGATCAGTGGTGGGAGGCGACTCCCACCACTAAATTCAATTCTAAATCCGCACAAAATAACAATTCTTTGAGTCTTGACAACAGATAACTAATAGTTTAATATTAAATTTTATGATTTTTAGAACAAGAGTCAAAAATTGGTTACACATGTTTTGGCGATGGTGTAAATGGTTCAGAAAAGAAATGTTCATCGCAGTTCTGATGCTGATAAGCTTCTATATAGGCACTTGGTATCCAAATGATAATGTTCAGAAACAAATCACCACAGGCCCCATAGAAGAACTACGCAAGACGGCCAAGAGCTTGGGTTTGGCCGAACCCAGCATGAACTATTACAATCAAACCACATTCATTGCTGCAGTGAGCAAGTGCATAGACTATGTGGAATTTGGACTGCCCAAAGATCAGCACATACCCAAAGTTATCATTATTTCCATGGCAATGATGGAGAGTGACAATGGCAGCAGTAGATTTGCCATAGAAGGCAACAATCTGTTTGGTATTAGAACTTGGGATCCTAATGAACCTCAGATGAAAGCATACTACCAATTGAATGCCAAATGGGGACTTAAAAAATACAGAACCAAATGTGCCTCGGTGCAGGACATGATGAACATTCTCAACACCAAAGAGGTGCACAAGCAATTTAGATTTGAAAGACATCGTCAGATGAGCAATAAGGAGCCTAATGTGAATAAGATAGTGGACAAGCTGGACAAGTGGGCCACTAACCCCAACTACCGCGAAGGTATCAAACAAATTATTGAAGATAATTTAAAAGATTTCAAAGATTAGAGTGTGCCAGCACAAAATGCCAGCACACTGATTTGCTCTCGTCGCCTTAAACCAAATATATTACTTTTTAAACTTGGCTATGATAGAGTTGATTAGATCTTTGCCAAAGTAACCTAAGGCAAAACCAACCGCTAAGCTGATAATTATTGTGATCATAATTGTCTCCATTGTTTTGTATAAGTATTTAGCCACATATCTGTGATTGACTGTGCAGTTATGTTATGCTATAATAAGAGGATGAGTTTTATTGTGATGGGTTTGAGAAAAAGAATCAAAAAGAAATTAGCCAAAACCAAAAAGTTAGCCCAGGCGAGGGAAGAACATCGCAAGTGGTTGAAAAGCCAAGGCCTGGACAATATCAAAAAAGACAAGAATTTTGGATACGATATTCCCGATTACACACCCAAAAGAAAAATGCCACGCACATCAGACAAGATACATCGAGTGAGTGGCCGCGCGGAACCACAGCACTATTCAGGCGAGCGAAAATTGTTGGGCATCGGCTTGTTGCATAAGAGCAACCTTGTGCCAGTGTTTGATGCACAGGATGCCATAGACATCTCCAAAATGAGGAGAAATTAATCTAGATATTTGGATTGAATTTTTCTTTTTCTTGTTTCAACAGATTGTTGGTTATCTCCTGCACTTCTTTTTCATCAAAGCAATAGGTGATGCCAGAACTGTCAGGAAGATTTTCTCTTATTTTCTTCACCACAGTTTCAGAATATTTTCTACATTCTTCTCTGTGTGTAAATGAAGGATAAGTCACAAGGTAATTTTCACATTGCCCCCACATGCAAATTACCACCACCAAGAAAAATTTCATGAAAATATTTAACTTGTATTTTGATACAGTTTTGTGGCGATTTAATGATTTCTGCAAACCTGTGTTGCTTATAACGCTGGGTCGTCCATTCTAGCTGGTCTAGATGGTGAGGACATTGTGGACAATGGTCGGCTTTGGATGGCAGGCACATTAGTAGCTCCTGCTATCTTTTCTTGTGTTCTTCCAAACGCAGTCACCCCCAACACTGCACCCATGGCCACGTGATACAGTCCCGCACCCTGTAGGGTCAGCGGCATCCATTGGGTGGTCACCGCACCTCCCGAATAGGCCTGCAGTATGGACCACATGATGGGAGCGATCACAAAATCAAAACTACAGGTGCCTATGTAGACCCATCCCATCATGGGCCGCCATTTTTTGAGCATCCAGTCTTCTTTGGTGATTGCACTTGATGTGCTCATCTCAAAATTTTTTCCGGAAGTTTCTGTCCTAATGCTGTCTGTGTTGTGCATAGTAATAGTTTAGTTATGTACCAATATATTTATCCAAAATGTTAGGAATTAAACTATCACTTATTGGTTTTTTTTCTGATGTGTTTTTCAATCACAGATTGACAGGCATCGTGCCAATATTGGCCGCTTGCACGCAACTGTTCGTTGGCCCTGCGTAGTTTTTCCAATTTGCCCGTCAATATTTTGTTTTGGGCCGTGGTCAGTCGTTTGGTGGTGTTGCTGAGTGTGTCCAATCTTTTGATCACATCTTCTATGGCAGGACAGGTGATGTCAGGCACCTTGGGTGCTCGTCTTCGCACTGATCTCCACACTGATTCATGCTTGGGTATTCCTTTTTTTCTAGCCATTTGCTCAAATTATTTAAAGTTGCGATGACCATGATAAAGTGTTGCTATTTTGCGCCAAAAAAAATTTTGGTTACATTGTCAGCAAAAGTCAACAATTGTGCGGTTAATTTTTTGGCAACAGTGATTGACTTATGTTGTCATTTCGCATATAATGAACACATGAGCAAAAATGCGTCAACACACAAAGGAGGCAAAATGATAGGCTCAAAAGTAGCCATCGTGATTCTGCTGGCTGGTTTACTGAGTGCCTGTGCAAACAGGATGGTAAAGCTGCCTGTGGAAAGCACAGATGCTAAACAAGTTCCAGCTTGGTATTTGAATCATGCTGACACGGGATCAGAAGGATGGTTATGGAACAAAGAAGGTATGTTCTATGCTGTGGGATCAGATGTGTCACCAGATATGGAAATGTCTTACAAAAAGGCCTTGATCAAAGCCAAAGCAAAGATAGTGGATAGAGTGGTGGGAGAAGTCAACAACAAAACCACTTATAAATTGGATGAAACTGGTAATGCTGAAAGAACAGTGGGAAGAGTGGAAGCTCAAGATCTCATAGTGAACATCATATCAGACACATCTTTAAGAACCTATGCTGTGGAAAAGAAATTAACTGTGTTCAACCCTGAAATCAACAATTACAGAAGTTTTATACTGGTTAAGATCTCCAAAGCAGATGTGGATGCTATCTTAAAAAAATACGAGCAGGACAAACAAAACAAATTATTTTCTGGTTTTAACAAAACCAGTGATTTGGAAAAGTCCAGCGACAAGTTATTAAACAAAACGAGATAACATGATCCGTTTTGAATATCTACTGGCAGCCACAGCCTTGTTCTTAGGGTTGATATGGTGTGCCACAGCAATAGCTGGTGGTCCATGGAGCAATCAATACTGTAATCTCAAAACAGAAACAGTGATTGTGAAAGATGTCAATGGCAATATCCTCAAAGAGGATTCGGTGGAAAAACTGGTGTGTGATGACGGTCGCAAAGACTTTCTTCAATACAGCGGTATAGCCAAGAGCTGCAGAGAATTCTGGTATGAAATTAATTTGAATGGATCGTGGGTCAACAAGAGGGGTTATGTTTGTCAAAAATTTGATGGCAGCTGGGAAATCGTTAACTCTGGCAATTAGTTTATTGCTGCTGAATCAGTGTGCTTCACACACTGTGGCAGTGGACAGCCAAAGCACCTACAAGAGTGTGGAGACTGTGTACAGCAAGAACATGAGCAGTGCCAATTACCTGGTTAATTTTTTCAAATACAATTATTACATGTTGAATGATGAGGACAAAGAAAAACAAAAAACTGCCATATATTTCGCATTGAATAATCTGGATCATGACGTGGTGACCAGTTGGTACAGCAAAGATTCACAAGCACAGGGTCACGTTAAAATAGTCAGCAGTTATCCCCAAGGCGCAGGCTATTGCAGAGTGATTTTCAGTCAAATAGTTTACAAAGGCAAAGAACGCAGTTTCAGTGAGACTGCCTGTGTGGACGTTGGACATCCTGGTTGGCGTTTCATTAGATAAATTAGATAAATATACCCTAACAAGGATATAAAAATGTTATTGGGCATAGTCACCTTATTGACAGCATTTGCATTGAGTTCAGCCGCAATCTATTTCTCGGTGGTAGGCCTAGTGGCCATATTTTCGGGAGCCGCAGTGCCCATCATATTTATGGGAGTCACTCTGGAGATTGCCAAACTGGTCACGGCCAGTTGGTTGTATCGAAACTGGAATCATGCTGCCAGATACATGCGCTGGTACATGAGCATAGCCATATTCATTCTGATGGTGATCACCAGCATGGGAGTGTTTGGGTTCTTATCTAAATCTCATCTACAACAAGGTGCCGTATCCAGCAGCAACACACAACAAATACAGATCATCAACAGCCAGATCAAGGCCGAGCAGGACGTGATCGAGCGCCAGCAGGAGATCATCAAACGCAACTCCGGCGGCGGCGGTGGGGCGGGTGAGCGTATCGCCCAACTGCGAGACAAGATCAAACAACTGGATCGAGAAGTGGAGGCCTACACATCACAGGGCGCCACCAGCACCTTCTTCAACGACAAGGTGGCCAAGGGCATAGAATTGAAGAACCAACAGAAGGCCGAGCGTGATGCCATAGATAGGGAGATCAGGCAGTTGACCACTGCCAACCAGGGCAACAACTCCGCGGCGGAGGCACAGATAGCCCGCAGCCAGCAGAGGATCCAGCAGCTGATCAATCAGCGAGCACCTTTGCAAACCACACAAATCAAGCTGGACGCCGAGATAGGTCCGATCAAATACATCGGGGAATTATTTGTGGATCTTGGCATGGTGGACAAGGTCAACACCGACATTGCAGTGCGTTGGGTGATTGTGTTGATCATCATTGTGTTTGATCCATTGGCGGTATTGCTGTTGATAGCAGGCCAACAGAGTATCACACAACGTTATTCCGGCGGAGGCAACCAAGGTGGTGGAAACAACACACCGCCCATCGTCGATCCTACTCCGATCATAAGCAGATTATTAGAAAAGTTTAAAAACTTTTCTTTCAAAAAAAAAAACTCTAACTCCAATAAACTGAGCACATTAGTAACCACCCCTAAGGTGATCCGATTGCCATCAACAGAGAGCACTCCTGTGGAACCAGAAAAGAGCGGTGAAATAAAATTGAGCAAATTATCGTTGTCCAACGTGCCAAAATTATTGGGAACAAAATCAGAAGAGTTGATCCAACCGACCTCGCCCGAAATCATAGACACAGAAGACGGTGATACATTGGAGATAGTTACAGAAGCACACAAAACTAGACTGCAGCATTTTAATGCGCAGAAAGACAAAGTCAAGGCTTGGAAAAGTGTTCAGACCAATGCTAGAAACACCATCAAAAGATTGAGATTCAACTATGTGTCAGGAGCCATTGATCGTCTCCCTTGGGAGGTAGAAGAGACAATCGCGCCACCCATGCCCGTAGAACAGTGGAATCAAATGTTGGAAGAGGCAGAAAAGGCATTGGAGCAAGACAAAGAAAATAAATCCAAAAGCTATATTATTAAGGAAGATCAGAAACAAGTAAGAAAAACGATAAACCAAGATTACATTCAGAATGAAGAACAGACAGATGAATCAATCTGGAGTCGCATAAAAAAATAAATCCATAACTACTGTTGATGAATAGAATTAATCTGATCACAGCTCCTGACAGACTGCACAATGCCAATGTGAGTGTTCTTTTAATAAATCCCAGTGATGCAGTGAAATCAGATTTCAACAAGGCAGTGTTGAATTTAAAAAAAGATATCAATCTTTATTTGTATGAAAATTCTATTAACAACGATGAATGGTTGATCACAGTGAGCAACACAGTGCATCACATACTGTTGGACATCGGTCACACGGGCAAAGATTTTTGGTTGTTGGGATATATTTTAAGCAAGCCTAACACTCATTACATCAGTGTGCATGATCCCGCGCCTTATCATTTGTTGAATACCAATAGGATATATGATCTAACTTCACTGATGGAAAAAATTAACAAAAAGGACTGACCCATGCCCATGAGAGCTGACCTGTGGTTTCCACAGATTGTCTGGAAGGACACACTGACTTCAGTGGACAATGCTGCCATTAGAGCACACATATTGGAGACCAAAGAAAAACACAAAGGCAAAACAGCCACCAATCAACTGGGTTGGCAGAGCGAAGATTATTTGCTGGACACCAGCAGGCCCATACAAGTTGAGCATCTGATTAGGACATTGAACACCATGGTTAATGACTGTGCTCGTCAAGGCAGTCTTCCACCACTGCGCATCTGTAATTTTTGGTTCAACGTGAACCCCAAGGGATCCTACAACACACTGCACAACCATCAGCACAGTGTGCTGAGTGGTGTGTACTACATAGACATACCAGATGAGAACATGGGCAGTATTGAATTTCACAGGAGCGATGAAGCACAGTATTACATACCAAACAATCTAGATCGATACACTCAATTCACCAGCCACAAGGCCACCTACCATCCGGTCTCAGGCATGCTGCTGATATTTCCCAGCTGGCTGAAACATTTTGTGCACAGCAACCAATCCGAACAGCCACGCATATCTATGAGTTTTAATACGGAATTTAATTTACAAAAATAATTGCCAAAATCTCTTGACTTTTGCCACAATCAACACTATATTAATATTTGTCACAATAGTGTGACCCAACTGTATGAATTGCCATATGGGATTCATACTCAACTCGCTTAAAAGGAGAAAACTATGAATAATAGAGCACTAAGTATCTTTAATCAACTGAGACCCGTTACAGTGGGCTTTGATAACTTCTTCGATCATTTTGAAAGAATGTTTGAAGGAGATATAATGGCTCCTGCTGTGAACTATCCGCCATACAATATAGTAAAAACTGGCAGAAATCAGTTCAATATTGAATTGGCGCTTGCAGGTTACAACAAGAAAGACATTGAAGTGACTGTGGAAGAAGGTCAATTGACTGTGAAATCCAAAAGATTGGAGACCACAGAATCAAAAGACGACAATGGTGAGATACTACACAAAGGCATAGCCAGCAGATATTTTGAAAGATCGTTTGCCATCGCTGATGATATTGAGATCAAAGGCGCCGAGCTTAAGGATGGTCTTTTGACCATATCACTGGAAAAAATAGTGCCTGAATCTAAAAAACTTAGAACCATCGAAATCCGTTAATATTATTTCTAGGGCGTGGCAACACGCCCTAGATAAATATAAAATATATGAGCAAATCCAAAACAGATGTGGTAATTGATGAAAAAGTTCAACAGATAGTGTTGGAACCACAGCCGGTCAAGGTCATAATGCTGAATGATGATATCACACCAGTGGATTTTGTGGTAGAACTATTGATAAAGATATTCAAACACTCACACGAGTCAGCCAAGGAGATCACACTCAAGATACACAACGAGGGTAGCAGCGTGGTGGGATCATACAGTTTCGAAGTGGCTGAACAAAAAACCAAAGAAGCCATAGAAGAATCCAGAAGCAGAGGATACCCCCTTCAAGTAAGAATGGAATAAAGATGAGCCTCAAAGATCTCACCTGGCAACATCATAAAAACGCCGAGCGTCAGAAGTTTGTCAAGGTGATGTTTTCAGGCAGCATTGAACCCAAGCTGTACGCAGAATTTTTATTCAATCAACATCAAGCATACGATCTGTTGGAAGCTATGGCCATGTCACATGGACTGTTCAACGACATGCCTGATGTGAGAAGAGCTCCTAAGATTTATGAAGATTTCAAGGAGTTGTGGCAGGACAAGATTACTCCAGAAGTCAAACCCAGCATAAAACAATACATAGCACATTTAAAAAACATCAAAGACAACAAAGAAGCACTGATGGCACATATCTATGTGCGACACATGGGAGATCTGTCTGGAGGGCAAATGATTCGCAAGAAAGTGCCAGGCATGGGCAAAATGTTTGACTTTGCGGATATAAACGCAGCCAAAGAAGTTATCAGATCCAAGATCAATGATTCCATGGCAGATGAAGCAAAAAAATGTTTTGATTTTGCAACTGCCTTATTTAAAGAAATGATCAATGACTAAGAAGAAAAAATTTAAGGACTTTCCTGGTAATCTTATCAAGATAAAAGTGTTGGAGGACGAAATAGATTATTTCAAGACTCAAATTCAAGAACACGACACAGGTCACATCTACACTACCATAGACACACTCAAAGATAGAGTGAGAGAATTAAAAGGTCTACCAGAAGAACACTAGCATGAGCAATATCTGGAACATCCTTATAGAATGCAAGGATAATATCATCACTGAATTCAATTCAAGAGGCAAAGAGATTGAAGAACCTGGCATGAGCAGATTCAATCAACCTGAAAATGGTTGGATCAACAGAGTGTGGCAGACCGAACACTGTCGTCGTTGTCATATAGATGTGGTGGATGCTAGACAATCCAAAGGACTCTGGATGATGCATGTGTGTGTATTTCCGCATCTGCACAACAATGGTCCTATCTATGGATTTGATGTGATCGCGGGAGAACACAAAATGACCGGCGCATTTCATGACTTTTCACGCAGTTCGGGTGGAGAAAAACATCCTCTGATAGAATGGTATCAGCAGGCAGTGGCAGATTTCGTGCCCACTAAGAGAAGAAAATTGCCTGAATGGGCACTGAACATATTTTCTGGCAGCATGATTGCCGCAGGCAATGTGCAAACCGATGAGGAAGCCACAGCCATAGTGAATCTTGCAGTTAACAACTTAAAAGTGTATTTTGACAGCATAGGACAATATGCTCACACTGCCAAGGAAGCAGACACCATAGAAGCACAGAATTATTACTGCCACAACCAACAACAGAATCCGCACACACCCAGAGTGATGAAAAGTTTGGGCTTGGCAGAAGCAGACGTGGAATTGTTCTGCACTGACGCATTATTTCCAAAAATACGATAAAACTGATTGAAAAATACACAAAACTTGGCTTTTTTTTGGCGTAGCTGTGTTTGACAGACTGTTCAAATGTTGTTATAATGTGAGTATGATTTCCAACATTTATCAAGAGGTTATCAAAAAAGTCAAAGTGATTTACGAAAAGTCTTTGGAATTACAACAGATTATCGATCAAGTGCACTGCACAGTGACCGAAGATGAATTGCATTATCTTATCAACGACATACAGTCCCTGTCAAGAGAAGTGGCCAATACCTACAATCTCATACAAAAATGATTATTTCCATCACAGGCGGAAAGCCTAGACTGAAAAATATGGCAGAAAGCATGATCAGGTTTGCTGCTGATCTGCTGATGGACAAAAAACTAATTAGAAAATTAACGGTGGATCTGGAGTTCAGTAGGACTTTGTACAAAGACGATGGCATGCTGGCTGAGATAGACTTTGATGATCGAATTAAAAAACCTAGAGAATTCACCATCACTGTGGACAACACAGTGCCCATGAGACGCATTATGGAATCCATTGCCCATGAGATGATACATCTCAAACAATATGCTACTGGCGAAATGCAAGACACAGATAGTGTTGAAGTGGTCAAATGGAAAGGATTGCATATAGATCTACGTCAATGGAAATATTGGGATCGACCATGGGAGATAGAGGCACATGGCAAAGAGTTAGGTTTATTCATTAGATGGGCTGAACATCACGATCACAGTAAAGAATCTTGGACACAGGAGCAATATGCACAATACACAGGATAAAACTCCCAGTTTAAACAAGTTTTTTTACTCAGTATTAACAATAATGCTGACGTTAATGGTGCTTTGTCTATGGGCAATACTTAAATAATGTTTAAACACTTGGTGTGCTACTATGAAAAAATCCAGCGCTCTGGCTCACGTCAACAGGATCAAACGTGCATGTTTGCGCAATCATCACATAAAAGATTTTCGACCCACATTGAATCAGACCATATACTGGTTTAGAATAATCAACAAAGAAATTTTTGAATCTAAATTGCAAAGACCTCCAATAAGTGTGAGTCAAAAGAAGGAGGTGATGGGGCAATGTGTGGCCCGATGGGACAGCAGGATCGTGGGTCGCAAGGGCGAATGGAATCAAAAGAAGATACCCTATCACAACCCCACCATAAAATATATCATAGAAATGCATCACAAGTTTGACACTTGGCAAGATTACATAGAAACATTGGCTCATGAAATGATACATCTATATCAAATGACGGTGATCAATGACCCCACAGCCAATCACAATGACAGTTTCTATGCTTGGAAGAACCAATTCAAAAAATTTGGATTAAATTTAAGTAGATAAACCTTATTTATCAAGATTTGGATTTGTCAGGTGTTCTAGGGTGATTATTTCATCTTTTGGCAAAATTTCTGACTCTGGCGTTTTCTTCGCAAAAGACTTGCTTCTGGTCCAAGATTTATAAGACATTTCCTTGTCCGCCTTGGCTTCTATTCTCCTGATCTGTCTTAAACTCTTTTTGGACATGTATTACTTATCTTAAGGTTGACTTAGGCACCAAATAGTGCTATATTTTAAGATATTTAACACAAAATAAAAAAAACTGAATGAAAATTGAAGTAAGACACAACAATGTTGAGAAGGCATTGCGTATCCTTAAGAAAAAACAGAAGCGTGATGGTTTCTTCCAATTATTGAAAGCCAAAGAGTTCTATATGAAGCCCAGTGCCAAAAAACGTGAAGAACGCAAGAAGAATATTGCAAATTGGAAACGGGCTCAAAGATTGAGAGAACAGAACAGATAATCTGTCAAATGAATTATTTGTTATATCGAGTGCCAGAACATCTGGTGATACACTATGGCATATTAATGATCATAGTCACGGTGTTCGTGCCCATATTTTTTTTGGATAGAGATTTGACCAGCTATGTTTTTTTCAATAACTTTATAATTTTTGATGTGCTTTACTATATCCTTTTTGAAAAATTAAACTTTACAAACGAAGATTAAGAGTGTATAATACACATATGATTCAGTCAACTAGTTCAGATAAAATTCCCGTGTACTGCTCCGACACTGACAAAACAGTGATGGCGGAGATATTAGAATTCAACCCTAGAAAATTTTTAAACGTGGCCGTGGAGAGATCCATCAGGCTTACCATGAAATATGATGCCAAACATGATCAGTATGTGGGCAACATGGCCAAATTAGAATTCACCTCGAAAGGACCCAAGTAGATGCCAGCACTAGTGCCCATAGTTATAGAACAGGAAGCCAGAGGCGAGCGGTCCTATGATATTTACAGTCGACTGCTCAAGGACAGATTGGTGATGTTGGACACAGAGGTCACTCCGGTGTCCTCTAGTCTCATAGTCAGCCAGCTTTTATTCTTGGAGGGCGAATCCATCAAACCCATACATTTCTATATCAATTCTCCTGGAGGATTGGTCACTGCAGGTTTAGGAATCTACGACACCATGCAATATCTCAAATCACCTGTGTACACCTATGTGATTGGTCAGGCCTGCTCTATGGGCAGCCTACTGGCTCAATCGGGCGAAGCGGGACACAGATACATGCTGAAACATGCCAGACACATGATACATCAACCATCGGGTGGCACCCAGGGACAGGCCACGGACATACAGATTCATGCTCAAGAGATCCTTAAACTCAAAAAGGAACTCACTCAGATCTATGTTAATCACAATTCCAAAGGAAAAACCTTTGAGCAGTTGAGCGCTGACATGGAGAGAGATAAATTTATGAACGCTCAAGAATCACTTGAGTATGGATTGATAGATAGAATTCTATCCAAAAAAGACTAAAAACGGAGGAAAACAATGAAAAAAATATTGACTAGAGCCAAAAAATCCAGTAATATATTACATAGATTATTTGGAAGCTTCGCTTCTAATAATGCAACAACTAGAAAAAAAGAAGGAGTTATCTCAATGAGAAAAACTACTAGTATCCAAGATAGAGTGGAAGCCGCTTTAGAAGCTGGTGAAGCTCTTACAGCGTCAGCGATCAAAAATAGATTCGGTGCCGCAAATCCAGGTGCTGTGATCCAAAGCCTTAGATTCAGAGGCTTCCCAGTGTTCTTAAACACAAATAAGAGAACTGGTACTAAAGTTTACAGAACTGGCAAAGCCCCAAGAAAAGTGATCGGTGCTGGTTATCAGGCCATTGCTAAAGGCTTAATCCAAGTAGACTAATTTCTACTTCTGTTAGTTTTAAAAAGGGTGGCTCTTCGGAGTCGCCCTTTTTTATTTTAAGACATCATCAATAGGTCATTGATTTATATGACTTTTATGATGAATTTAGGGCAACAATATATTTTGACTTTTTGCTTCAATGAAGTTAATATATACATATTAGGCAAAATAAACTATAGGCAAAACATATGAAAAGGCAGATATACGTTCTAGAAGGCAGTTACAGAAATAAAAAAATTGAAAATCAGGTGTTTGAACTTGTGAAACCATATCATCCATATCCACACAAAGAAGGTGGCTTCGTCACAGTCAAGGTGGAAGACATCAAAGAATTTCCAGGAGCCACAAATAGAGAGATCAGAGTGTCGTTGGATTCCGAGTCTCAATTGAGAGACAAAGCGCCAGAGGCTCCCAAAGAAGAGTCAGATGAGCAAGTGGTGGATAGATTAAGAAGAAGATTCGACATATTGAGCGACATGACCAAGGCCTGCAAGAGAGGTGACGTGAGGGCAATGATTGTGTCAGGACCTCCAGGCGTGGGCAAATCATTTGGTGTAGAAGCAGTGCTACAGAAACATGACATCTTGGCCACACTGGGAGATACCAAACCCAAGTATGAAGTGGTGAAAGGTGCTATGAGTGCTCTAGGGCTGTATTGTAAATTGTATCATTTCAAAGAGAAGGACAATGTGTTGGTGTTTGACGATTGCGACAGCGTACTGTTGGAAGATCTATCACTGAACATATTGAAGGCAGCATTGGATTCCAAAAGGACCAGAAGGATCTGCTGGAACACAGAGGCATATAGACTGGTAGATGAAGGTGTGCCCAACAGTTTTGAATTCAAAGGTTCGGCCATATTCATCACCAACATCAAATTCGACAGTGTCAAGAGCAAGAAGTTGAGAGATCATTTGCAGGCATTGGAATCCAGAAGCCACTACATCGATCTAACGATAGACACCATCAGAGAAAAGATATTGAGGATCAGACAGATCGTCACAGATGGCATGTTGAAAGAATATGAGCTGACTCCTGGAACTGAGGATCAGATAGTGGAGTTTGTGGTGGAGCATCAACGCAGATTGAGAGAGATCAGTCTTAGAACTGTGCTAAAGGTGGCAGATCTGGCCAAGGCATTTCCGGACAAATGGGAGGAGATCGCCATCCATACCATACTGAAACCTAGATAATGGAGGCAAGATGAGAACTCAACCACAGGAAGTAATCGATAAATTGGAAGCAACCAACAGCAGATTGGCCAAAGAGGCCATTCTGTTGTCAGCCATGAAAGAAGGCCTAGATGAATTCTTTGAAGGTGTGCGTATGTGTTTGGACAAACTGTACACATTTGGCGTGAAGCAAGTGCCTGAAAAAGACACTGTTATACCAGGTCAAGGCTGTGAATGGAAAATATTCAAACAATTGGCAGAACAACTGCATCGTAGAGAACTCACAGGTCACGCGGCTCGTGATGCTATTAATCTTGTGATGAGTTCAGCCACAGCAGAACAATGGAATGGTTTTTACAGAAGAATACTGATCAAAGATCTAAGATGTGGAGTGAGTGAAAAGACCGTGAACAGCGTGGCCACCAAGAACAAATTCAAGCAATATGAGGTGCCAGTGTTTACTTGCCAATTGGCACATGACAGCGCCAATCACGAGAGGAAGCTGGTGGGTAAGAAAATGCTGGAAGTCAAATTGGATGGCGTGAGAGTGATCACGATTGTGTATCCAGATGGCAAAGTGGACATGTTTAGTCGTAATGGCAAGGAGTTTACCAACTTTGGACACATCTCAGAACAGATATCACAAGTGGTTAAAAAAGCACCTCCGCCTTATCCATTGGTATTGGATGGTGAAGTGATGAGTGAAAACTTTCAAGATCTAATGAAACAGGTGCATCGTAAAGAGTCCGCAGGTGCTTTGGATGCTGTGTTGCATTTATTTGATTTTTTACCATTATCTAATTTTATGGAAGGTCATTGGGACAAGAAGCAGTCGGACAGAACTGCAATGGTAAAGGCTTGGTATGACCAGCACAAAACCAATTTAAACGCCGTCACAGTGCTGGCACATGAAATCGTGGACTTGGACACAGCAGAAGGTCAGAAAACTTACTCAGAGGTTAATAAGAGGGCAGTAGAAGGTGGATATGAAGGCATCATGATCAAAGATGTGGATGCTCCATATGAATGCAAAAGAAGTCATGCTTGGTTGAAACTGAAACCATTCATTGAAGTGAGTTTGACTGTGAAGTCTGTGGAAGAAGGCACAGGCAAGAATGCGGGCAAATTGGGAGCATTCATTGTGGAAGGCATGGATGACAACAAACTGATCAAATCTAATGTAGGTTCGGGACTGACTGATGAGGAAAGAGATGAGTTTTGGAAGGACAAGGACTCATTGATCGGACAAGTGATTGAAGTGAGAGCAGACGCTATCACACAGAATCAAGATGCTGTGAATGAATATTCACTGCGTTTTCCAAGATTTATGAAGTTTAGAGGATTCACAAAGGGAGAAAAACTGTGAGTGAACTTGAAATGATCAAAAAAGAAATGTCCGAAAACAGAAAATTATTACTCAAAGAAATGCAACTGATCAATCAAAAATTAGATGCCTTGGATGCGAGACTGACGCAACACATTGAATTCATAGAAAAAGTCTATGCTCCTTTGCAAAACAGCATAGATAAATTTAAACGATGGTTTAAATAGAGGAAAATATGTACAAAGTAATAAAATACATGTTGCCGGAACTGTTTGATGAGGACCAGGCCTTCACGGGCGGATTGCCCAAGATTACCAGGTTCCAGATACTGATGATCCTCGCCACCATGTGGGCTTTCATATTCGCACTCATCACGGCGGAGTTCATAGCCTTCGGAGTCAATGTGACCACCAGCGTCATCGCCCACGCCCTGATCATAGGCGGCATAATCTTCACGAGGAAGAAATTGGACCAGAGGATCGACGGCTACAACGGCAGGGGGAAGGGGGGAGAGCACGAATGAAGAACTTCAGGAAGAACACCACCAACAAGAGACCACGCAGGATACACCGCAACATAGGTGGCCGCCAGAAAGGCACCCTTCCGGGTGTGCGAGACACCAAGGCCTTCGGCAGGCATTTTGCGTCCAATCTACGAAATCACAGGGAGGACAATGACTAGGCTGGACCATTTCACTCTGTTGAACGACCTCAAGAAGCTATTAGAGAG